GGGTCATATGACAGCCAGTGGCCGCTTGATCCAAACGGTTATCTGTTCCAGGTAGTGAACGGCAACGCGGGAACCAACCCGGTTGTCGGAGCAGGTGGCTTCGACCTCAATCAGATGACTGTTGCTGGTACCGGCCCGGAAGGTGGCGGGTTCTTCTGGCGATCACCAGGACACCAGATTAAGGACACCGAGTTGGAGATTGGCTACGGCAGGTTGACCAACAACGCGAGTGGGTTGTTGGTCGACGCCACATACCAGAAGATGAACACGGCAGCAGGCTCGATTACCGTTGCTAGCGGCGGCATCAACTTCAGCAGCGGCGACATTGTGACCGATAACTACGGCAACACACTGATCGTGACAGCGGTGGCGGGTGCGGTGACCGCTGTATCGTCGGTGCTGACACGTGGCTGGCAAACGGCCCCGCCGGCTGATCCTGTTCCGTTCACCGCGCGCACTAGGGTTGGTACTGCACTGGGCACAGGTTTAACATTGAATCTTGGTGCATGGACAGCACAGACAGGTGTTACGCTAGGTGGTGCTTCGGCGAAGGTTGCACTATACGGAGGCACACCGATCGCTAAACAGACAGGAGTTCCTGTCACTGCCGCTGGTATCCACGCTGCACTTGTTGCACTGGGAGCATTCTCGCCATGAAGATGCAAACTAGACCAACTACACTTACACAAGAACAAGCTAAGATTGTGCTTGCATTCATGCAGCGTGTTGACTTGAAGGGCAGTGAAGCACCTACATTCATGCATGTTGCGTCTGTATTGGATGCCATTGCAAGTGAGCAGCCAGTTGTTGAGGAAGTTGAATAGTGTACCTCAGCCACACAACCAAACAACAAGCTGCACCTAAGGAAGCACTACGTTACTCAACCGTTCGCTCGTTCGAAGGCGGTCTGAATGTTGCTGATACAGACCTCAACATGTCACCCAAGTTCGCTAAGGTGTTGGACAACATCGAGCGTGCCACAGATGGCTCACTTAGCGTGCGTCCAGGCACAGTGTTGTATTGCAACACCTTGGCTAGTAGTGCTGCTATAGTCAACCATACGTACTTCGCACAGCATATCGTTGCTGTGCAGACTGATGGCACATTCAACTTGATCGATGCCAATGGTGTATGCACTGAATTGCTGCTTGGTGGTGCAAAGCCTTGGGTAGCTGGTGGGATTACTGAAACCAACTTCACTGTGTTCAATAGCGATCTGATAATCTGCAATGGCAAAGACAAGCCGATGATTATCAGTGGTAAGCCGTCTGATCCTAACTACTTGGTTGTCCAGTTGTTGGTTGATCTTGGCACGTTGTCGAATATCAATACACCAATCGGCAAGTACGTGATTGCCCATGCTCAGTACACACTCATTGCAGGTGTGCCTACTGACCCGAGCACATTGTTCATCAGTGCAAGGGGGACAAGTGGGACATTCTTCGGTGATCCAGCGCCTAACGACGCTGTTAATCTTGATCTTGGTCCTCGTGTGTCCTTGGGTTCTGCTGTTATTACTGGCATGGTGGCCTACCGTGACAAGCTGCTCGTCACGTTTGAGCGTGGAGTATTGCCACTCAACCTCGGAGTATATACTGGCTCCCCATCCGTGCACACGCCTACCGATGATGGGTTCATTGAGGAATATGGATGTCTGTGTCACCGATCCTTGGTATCGGTAGGGGATGACACCTTCTTCAATGACAACGTGGGTGTGAACTCCATCAACCGCATCAATGTGTTCAACACGCTGAGGCCAGTACGAGCTAGTCACCTTGTTGATCCATTGACGACTGCTGCGATCCAACCACTCACTGCTGGACAGATCGCACAATACATGTTTGCAGTCTACGATCTACGCAACTTCCGTTACATGCTGTTCGTTCCTACGTTCGATGCAGATGGCAATCTAGTAGAGACAGTTGGGTTCAGCTACACGAACATCCCAACGATGAAGGTGCAAGCATGGGCACGCTTGCGAGGATGGAAGTGGCAGAGTGCTTGCCGCACTGCTTTGCAGAACATCATCTTTGCGTCTGGTAACAAGTTGTACTCGTATGACTTCGATAGTGATAGGGCAGTAGACTTTCTTGGTGATCCAGCAATTAACAATGGCAGTGGTCAGCCCATCACATTCGAGTGGGAGATGCCTTGGGCTGATTTCAAGCAGCGCATGGAAGTGAAGTTTATGCGCTACATTGGGTTGGATACACAAGGCAGTGGAGCCTTCACGCTCAATGTGTATGTGGACAATATATTGAGTAGTCCATTGTTGTCTATGCAATTTGCTGGAGGTAACATTGGTGGCTTCGGTAATACACCATTTGGTGATGCACCATCTGGTGGTGGTCGTAAGACGAGTGATGAACGCTTGTATGCATTCGTGGCGAAGTACAAGCTAATCAAGCTACGGTTCTTTGGTACGACTATATCACCACTACGCTTCATCAGTGTGACGCTTGCCTATGTCATGGGCAGTCTTAGGAGATAAGTATGGCCAAGACTCCCAACATTGCATTGAACATCATCCCATTCGATCAAATACCATGGGATGTTCAAGCCAATGAGAACACGACTATCATCGATGGTGTGATTGGCCAATACTTTGCAGTTGCCAATTTCGTAGGTGTGTGGGAGAACGCAACTACATATGTAGTTGGCCAGAACGTTATCGATAGTGCTGATGGAACTCTGTGGTTGTGCGGAGTAGGAAATACAAGTCCTGTAGCACCAACTACATTTGCTGCTGATCGTATTGCACACCCTGCTAATTGGTCAACAGGTGGGCCATCAGCGGCTGCATCTGCTGCTGCTGCTGATGCAAGTGCTACTGCTGCTGCTGCGAGTGCGCTGGCTACTTCATCTTTGGCAGCTAACCCAAACTACGTAAACAACAGTGGCTTTTCAATCAACCAACGAGCATATGTTAGTGGCGCAGCACTTGGTATTGGTGCGTTTGGGCATGATCGTTGGAAGGGTGGTCCTGCGGGTTGCACATATACGTTTGTGCAGAGTACTGGTCCAAGTACTGTCATCACCATTACTGCTGGCTTGCTTCAACAGACTATCGAGGGTGCACAGCTTGTAGGGGGTGACTATACACTATCATGGGCAGGCTCGTCACACGCACGTGTAGGGCTTGCCGGTGCGTATGCTTCCAGTCCCATTACTGTAACGGGACTTGTTGCGGGGACGGATACCACGATTGAGTTTGGTGCAGGCACGCTAAGCCAAGTCAAGTTTGAGGCAGGTTCAGTTGCTAGTGTTTGGAAAGCACTAACTGCGCGTGAGGAGTTGGTGAGTTGCCAACGCTATTTGCCTGTATTTAGCCCTGATGCAATCTCAGCCTTTGCAGCACTAGGGAGCGGCTACGCAACTAGTACAACTGCTGCTGACATACACATTCCATTCCACACTAGGACACGAGCAAGTGTGACTGGTATCACTGTGCTCAATCCTACCCATTTCTACTTGAACAACTCTACCACATTCACTGCAATGGTGTTCTTGCGCGGTGGGCTTGATGGTGTACAAGTGTCCTGTACAGGTGCATCTGGTCTATCTGCTAATCAAGGTGTAATTCTTGCCACCAATACAGGTGATGCCAAAATCATTTGTACTGGGGCCGAATTGTAATCGTCTTGGGATAGGAAAATAACATGCTCAGTCTAGTCCTACTTGTGTTTGCGTTCGTGCTTGCTGTGCTTGCAGCCATCCCTGGTGTCCGGTTCGACCCATATCGCTTGAACCTTGGTTGGGCAGCATTTGCATTCTTCGTTGCATCTGTGCTGTTTGGCCAAGGCATGGCATTGATGCATTGATGTTTACTGAATCATTCTGGAACTCAGTTCTCTTAGCCAGCTTTGCTGGAGCATTGAGTGGATTAGTAGCATGGATACTTGCTCTTCGCAGTAGTGCTGTACAGAAAGCACGTGATCTGCAAGAGTCAACGGAGAGAACAGCCGCTGCGATTGCTAAGAGTCACATGGAATTAGTAAGTGAAGTAGGAGCACTCAGAGAGAAGCTGCAAGTCGTAACGGCCCAGGTGGTGCCGTTCAATACGGCGTTTCAACAGATCCTCATTGCCCAGCTTACCCACTCGCATACACCAGAATTAGATGCCTTGATGAAGAAGATTGGGCCACCGAATACGCTTACTAAGGAAGAAGAAATGCGTATGCATAAATTGCTCCATGATCGGCAACATGATCTGAATGGTGAGATTTCTCAAGAGGAACGTGAGGCAGCCTTGATCCTTCCGTATGTCATGCGTCGTGCACGAGAAGAGCAAGCACAGATGAATCGTGGCGAGGAGACCCATCTACGAACAGTCAGTGTAGTAGATATAAAGACTGACACTGACGCTGAATAGGTCAGTGCACATTGAGCCAATCAATGAGAACAATGTGGCCCACTGTGTGCGGCTATGCCAGGAGTTGCATGAACTTGGTTCATTCAATTCATTGGGCATTGCGTTCGAGTGGGACTTCACGCTGTATACTCTTGTCGGATACATGCGCGATCCAAACTACTACGCACGCTGTGCGACTGACGATGATGGCAACTACGTTGGGCTGGTCGGTGGCAAGTTGGTGAACTTTCATTTCTCTCCCAAGCTGATGGGAATTGAGGATGGCTGGTATGTCAGAGAAGGAACACCAGGACGCACTAAGATCGCAGTGCGACTTATGCGAGGATTTGTTGCGTGGTGTCTCGATGAGCGTGGAGCACTACTTGTCCAGACTGGCGACATTGCAGCGATCAATAGTCTCGCAGTCGATGCACTCTACAAACACCTTGGCTTCCAACGGTTCGGAACAATTTACAAGTATGAGCGGAGGACGTGATGTGGACTGATAGCGGACAGGTCAATCATCTGTCATTCGCTGGCCTGCGTGGTGGTGGTAAGGGTGGAGGAGGAGGGGGCGGTCAGCCTATGCAGCCTCGCAGCTACACTGATCCTGTAGATGGCACAACATTCAGTGATAGCTATTGGGGAGGTGGTGGAGCAGAGGCACTGAACACACACATCAGTCAGCGCAAGGCACAAGAGAAAGAGGCAAGCGACGCTGCTGCTGCAAAGAAGACACAGGATGATGCTGCTGCTGAACAAACATTCCAAGGTAAGCGGCAATCGGCATATAACGCAGCGAGTGAATCTGCACGTCGAGCATTCCAGTTGCAGGGTGCCAATCCTGATGACTACTACGGATCATACATCCAGCCTGCACTGATGGATCAGTACAATCAGATACAGGACTTGGACCCTAACCCTAGTGCTGCATTCCCAACATCACTTGGTGACACGATTGCCAATAGTGTGTTGAGTGGAAAGCGGAACTCATACACATCCCAGTTGAATAAGATATTCACACCACAATACGCAAACAACGTATTGCCTGACAGTGCGATCGATCCATACGTGTCACAGATCGTGAGTGAGCAGTTCGATCCATTGTATGCAGGACTGACCAATGCCCAGAAGCGTGGTACACTTAATGATAGTGGCTATCAAGCTGCACTAGATGCACTTGGTTCTCGTAAAGCAGGGGCAACTTCATCTGTACGTACACTTGGCCAAGGTATCCTCAACACAGATCGTGCCAACATCAACACTGACATTGGCAGTGCCAGGACTGATGTGAACAATCTTGGGTTTGGTGACACGTTCGACCCATCACCCTATCAATCTCGCATCCAGAGCAGGGCAACAAGTGATCTCTCTGGTCTAGGTGGAGCCATTCGTGGTGCGGTTGGTGATACCAAGTACGCTGACCTCACTGATCTATTGAATGTTGGAGGATCAGTACAAGGAGCAACGCAACCTAGTGCCACTAACCTCAATGGCGTAGGTGGCACAGCACCTGTTGATCCACTTGCTAATGCAAAGCGTGGCCTAGGTAATGTAGGAGCATTCTAATGGTGCTCATTGGCCAAGACAATGTTGAGTCATGTTGGGAATCCCTTGACAGGTTACTAAAGGATTACTTCGCAGCAACTATTGCGAAGGAGAATGTACCACCACTCGACATGAACTGGCCAATGTACATGCGCTTACAATCGGCACGTGCTTGTGTGCTGATCTGTGCCAGGGAATCTGGTCGTATCATAGGGTTTGCTCTCTACTTCGTGTTGCATCACCCACACCACCAGACTGTGCTGTGTGCTCAGTGTGATATTCTGGCTACACGTGTAGATGAACGTGGGAAGGGAATTGGCACGAAGCTAGTGAAGTATGGTGAATACGTATTGCGTAAGCGTGGTGTAGAGATCATTCAGCACAACTTCAGAACGTGCTATGAGACCAAGCCATTGTTCACCAAGATGGGCTACACACTAGAAGAACACTGCTACAGAAAGGCGCTGTAATGGCCTTTTCAACAATCGCTGCGATTGCAGGTCTTGCCAGTGCTGGTGCTGGCATTGTCGGTTCGCTTGGCCAGAAGAACACTGGCCAACAAGAAGCCAATAGAATCTCTGCACAGCAGGTGCAGGATGCTGAACAAAATGCACAATTCCAACGGGCTATATCTGCACTCATCAACCAGCGTAGTGTTGCTGGCACAAGTGACAGCTTCGGTTCAACCACGCACTATGATCCTGCAACGAATACTTGGGTCAGTAATCTAGGCCCACTACCACAAGCTGCTCAGCGTGCATCTGACCAAGCAGGGATCACACGCAACACAGTTGATCTACAGAACACAGAACTGGCTAACAGAGAAGCACTACGTAGGGCAGCAGCAGCCGGTCCTATGGCCGACACTGCTCGGAGGAACCTACAAGACTTTAGGCCAATGACGCCTGACACATTGGCTGGCTTGTTGCAAGAGCGTGCCACTACAGCCAATGCACAAACGTTCCGGCCACTGATTGCTGACACGCTACGCTCGTTTGCACGAACAGGCACAAGTGCTGGTCCTGTGTTGGCACAGCTTGGCAAGGCAAATGCAGATGAGACACGTAAGGCAATCATCGATTCACAGATTGCTGCAATGACTGGTGTGGACCAGATCAACCAATCGAGGCGTAGTGGGTTGGAGAGCAATGCAACAACTACTGCTGCACTTGCCAATCCTCAGTTCCAGTTCAGTGGCATCCAGCCCAATAATGCTGCAAGTACAATGGCTGCATTGGTTGCTGATCGAGCAAAGACAGCATCCACTGCACCTGCAACTGGACAGTATGGAGTGAACCAAGCAACTGCACTTGGGCAGGCCGCAGGCAACAACCTGATTAAGAACCAAGTTGATCCCAACTTTGGGCTGAACAATACACTTGACGCAGCAGGACAACTCAAGAACATATTTGGCAAGAATGGGCCACTAGCTTCATTGTTTGGGCCAAGCACGAATAGTGGTGACACTGCTCCTAAACCATACAACTACAACGATACGTGGAACTCCAACAGCTAGGGCACATCAATGCCTACTGCAAACTCATATGGCTCGTTCAGTCCGCAAGGGATCGACCCGTTCCCTATTGAGACTACGCTTGCACAACTTGCATCGACAAGTCCAGCACGTGCTCAATCGATGCTCTATCGGTATCAATCCGATAGGGATGCTGCGAGCAACCAATACACCAATGAGTTGGATACGCAGCACCAATTCGCTAGACAACAGCTCTCACAACAGTTGTACGAGAACCAACTGAAGGCACTGACTGAGGCAACTAAGACGCCAGGAGCACTGGACATCATATCGTCATCACCACAATATAGTGGTGTGCTCGGTGGTGCTGATCCTTCTGTGGTGGGTGGCGTTGCACAACACTTGACCAATCTACAGAATGCAGAGCAATTCCAGAAGGCAGGAGCAGGACTTGCATCAGCCGACAGTGCTGGATGGCAAGTTGGAAATGCGGATGCATCACGACTTGCCGGTGCTCCTGTTGTGTCTGGTTTGTCTAGAGCAGAACGTGTTGCAAACATAGGAGCCAATGCAAGGATTGCTGCGGCAGGCATAAGGGGAGGACAAGAGAAGCAACCAGGCATAACAGAGACACTGCCTGTTGGTCCTAATGGTGAAATCAGGACAGGCTCATTCGGTGGAAGGACTGGCCTTGTCACCAATGACCAGATCAATGCATGGAAAGTGTCTCACGGATATGCTAGTGCTCCTGTTGTGCAACCACCACCTGTTGATGCACCACCTCCAACATCTGGCAAGACATCATTGCCTCCTGCCAAGACAGAAGGAACAGGTGGCACTGGTCCTGGTGTAGTACGTAACACAGCCCCTGGTGCAGCACAACTACAAGCTAAGGCGCAAGCATATGTGGAGGGACCGCTGCGGCAGACCGATCCTGCTGGATATGCTGATGTGAAGGCAGCACAAACAGCCAATGGAGGCAAGCCTGTACTGCAACAAGGCAAGGATGGTACGCTGACTGGCATTGTTGGTAAGTCAGGTAAAGTCTATTGAGCGGAGCACTATCACAGGACTTGTTGCTGAAAGGGCTGACGCCTGAGGAAGAGCTTGCCTATTACAATGCACCACACAAGTTAGCACCATTCAGTGCACGTGGAGCACTGTCCCAAGTAGTCACTAACCTTGGTCCTGATCCATCACTGCCTGGACCACTCGGCTACATACCACTTGCTGGTGGTGTAGAGAACCTGATTGGTGCTGCTGGTGCAATAACCAATGCAGGTGATGATGCGTTGCGTTGGGGACTAGGCAAGATTGGACTAGGCGGAGCTATCCCACAACCACCACCATTCAGTGGCACGTCTGCAGCACATGCTGATGCTACAAAGCAACAGGTATATGAACAAATAGGAGGAACAGAACCAACCAACGAAGCTGAGGCAATGGCCAAAGCACAGGGCGAAGGTGCTGGTATGATGGCACCACTCGCTACGCCTGCTGCTGTAGCAGCCTTGCCCAAGTTTGCTCAATGGATATTGCCTACAGCTTCACACGCACCACTGAATGTGCCTATTGGTGCTGGACTAGCAACTGCTAGTGAGGCTGTCAATCAAGCAGAGGCAGCTACTGAGCAACCACAAGAGGCACAACAACCAGCGTTGCCTAGCTTTGCTGATTACATAAAGCAAGACGTGCAGGTTGCACAGAATACTACACCAGGTGTGGCTACAGATGCACCTACACTGCCAACGTTTGCTGATTACGTGAAGCAGCCAGATGCACCAACATCGTTTGTTGACTACTTAAGACAAGGAGCCAAGGAGCCACCTGGACCTACGTTCGATGAGCTAGGTTACAGTGATCGTACGCTTGGCCAAGACCTGTTGACTATTGGTGGTGCATTAGTTGGTGTTGCTGCGGCTGCATTCACGCATCGCATTGGTGCAGCTATGACTGATGCCGGTCGGACCGCAAGGTTCAACGATCCTGTGTATGCAGCTAAGGCACAGGATTACAACAACTCAGTGATTGCGCGAGGGGGTGCAGACATCAATGCACCAAAGGTAGAGCCTCCATTGCCTCAACCCAATGTGTTGAGGACAGGCACGAACTACACCAATACACAGTTGTTGGATGAGAATGCACGCATGATGCAGGCCATCCAACATACGGCTGATCCATTAGTTGGTGAACGTCTAGCCAATATGTATGGCAACATCCATAGTGATGCTGTACTTGATGAAAAGCTAGGAGCATTCCTACGTACTGGTCATGATCCAGTGAGTGGACTTACGATTGCCAACCCACGCGACCTGGACTTCAAGATCAGCAAGCTCACTCCAGAACGCTATGATGTGTGGAACCGTGCCCAACAAGCACTTGATGAAATGGACAACCGACGGAACAATGCAGCAGATGGGACACCAGGGCCACATAACTTCAAGAACCAAACTGACGCTGATCTAGCACGAGACATTGCAGCAGGTCGGGCTGATCCATTCATTAGTGATATCATTGACCACTACAATGCTATCAGCAAAGGCATGATGGATATAGGCAAGGCACGCAACTTCTTCATGCCAAGTGAGTATGATAAATTGTTGGCTCGTCACCCTAACTATGTAGCAGAGGTTGGGCCAACAGGTGAGATCATGCATCCGATTGGATCACGCGATGCAACTTCATTTACAGGTGTAGATCAAATCAACTCCAAGGCTCACTACAACGCAGCACAACACATTGAACAACTGTATCGGCAGTTCGATCTCAATGACTTCAATCAGCAGCTTTGGCAGTCACAGAAGGACACACAACGGCTGTTCCCAAACAGTGCACAATTCATGTCTGAGGTGCCATCGCCTGTTGACGTGAAGCAGACCTACTTCGCTGGTGTGCATGGTGCAGCACGTGATCCAATAGTCAGGATACGCACTGCTGCTGGTCCTAAGTATGTGCGTGTTGACCACCCTGACTTCTTCAATGCGATGACGAGTGACAGCTTGATGAAGCGTCGCATCATCTCAGAGATGATCTCTGTGCCTCGTCGTTGGTATCAGCGCACAGTGACAGGACCACTGGCTATGGTTGGTGGGAAGGTCTACGCAACAGTCAATCCTGTCTACACAGGACTGACTATGGGAGTGAATGCGCCGAGCAATAGAGCAGGAGGGCTGCTTGACAAGGGCCTGCGCGCTGTAACTGGTCGCTCGTCTAGCATCACGCGCGGTATAGACATGGCCACTACCAATCTACCTGGTGTGGCCTACTCGTATGGTAGAGGCGTAACAGATCGATGGATACAACGGTTTGGTGATTGGATACATCCTGCTGCACGGAATCCAATCAATGATCTGTTGCGGTCCACCCTCACTGACGCGCAGGTTGATACAATACACGAAGCTGCACGTGACTTCTATAAGCGGACGCGCACAGCACAGATGGCTGAGATGGGTATAGGTGGGCTTGGTCAGGGCTACCCAACCGACCTACCAAGGGTGCAAGCAGGTAGTGACAAGACTGCTAGGCTAGTCTCTGCCCACCTTGTGCCTGATGCATTCCTTGAGAACAAGTGGCTAGGGATCAAGCCAGTTATCATCAAGCTGAACAAGGCAATCAATGAGGCGTTCACACATTTGGGTGATGCAGGTAATGAGTACTACGCACGGCTGAACTGGAATGAAGGGATCAAAGATAGAGGAACATTTGGTCGTGAGGTACGTGGCCTCACTGGTGATCCTGCTGTGCATGGCAAAGGTCCAACTGCACAAACAATAGCTGCGGTCATACCGTTCTCTAACATCGCAGCACAAGGCACAGCACGACTGTTTAAGTCGATTGGGCAGCGCCCATTCCAGGCACCAATGACTGCTGCGATTGGGCTTGGCAGCATCGCATTGTTGTCTATCATGTCACACATGCGTAGTCCTGAACACCTTGCGTTCTTGCAGAATGAAGTGTCGTTGCAGCAGCGAGAGGCCAATGCAATCTTTGCTGCAAGTGATGATCCACACAAGCCAGTAATGGTGCCACTGCCTCAAGAGTTCCGAGCAGCATATGCATTCATGCTGGATGTGGTATCCAAGCTAGTAAACATCACAGCCATGCAGCATGATCCAGCAACGGCACGTCCAATGATGCAAGTGCTCAAGGACTTCTTTGGTAGCCATGTGACGAACAGCACCGATGATGCCATGACACATGGTGCAGTAGACTTGCTTGGTATAGTCAACCTACCACCATACGCTGGTCAGGTCGATCTGAACAAGGTAGTACATGGTGATCCACTACACCATCCACTGACAGCAGTGCGTGAGGCGTACTCACCACCAATACGAGCACATGAGTTGAACCTACCTAATCAAGCCAGTGAGGGTGTGCTTGATGACAAAGATGGTAAGGTATGGAGCAGCATCTTCTCATCATTCTTTGGAATAATGGGAACTGCAATGGTGGATGCTACTGGTGGACTGTCTCGTTATGCAGCACAGACCAAGGATTGGGACACTGCACTAGGTATGGTTGGGCATGATTGGGTGCAAGGGTTCCATGACAAGAATCCACAATTCAACTTGCTATGGGAGAACGCTATCAGGTTGTCTACACAACCACCTATCGTGGAGCAGACTGATAGAGCTTTGAAAGAGTTGGACAAGATTGGGGGATCACGGGCTGCTATAGGCGGTGAAGGCTTCACTGGTCGTGGTCACTCTCCTTTGCCTGTACCACAAGGTGGTGGTGAGAAGCTGCCGCAAGACCCAGCAATGATGCAGATGTACAACTTGGCTGAAGCATACAAGACTAGGCTTGCACCACAACGAGAAGAGATCGCTAACATACGCAAGCAGATGGGTGCTGTGCAGAACCAGGGCATGAATCCACAAGCCAGACGTGAGTGGTTGAATGCACGGACACGCGATGTGGCTGATAAGTATAGGTTCGTGGATGCAATGGTATCAGACCTCAATGCTGGCCTGAGTAAGTTGGCTGGTGTACCTATGCGGATTGAGCAGTTCGCACGAGGCAACATGCATGGTGATGTGAGCCAATTCAAATGAAGTGGCGCATCACCTGATCACCTAGTCCCCTAGCCAGTAACAACTCCGTACCACGCATGTAGTCAGTAGGACGACCACGACCCTCTGGCCGAAACTCGAAGCGTTGAATGGCACCAAGTTCGTGTAGAACCTCGATCACTTGTATAAATTCGCCATGATTCACCGCATGCTTGCAACGCATATACAGTTTGTGTCTCGGCACAGGGTCCATACCGGCGCTCATCAGTGTGGAACGTATCGTGTCCAAGGCTGCACCATACTTGGTGCGTAGCTCCGAACCATGGAAGATGGCCCCGCTTTGTTCCTTCAACTCAGTGATGAGTTGTATGGCCACATCAAGGTGACGCTTATCGATCAGCCACGACCCATCGTTGATGCTAAGCAGTGCTGCAACACGCAACACATGTGCATCTTCTCTGGCCTCGAATGATTGCTTGAATGAGTCAAGCGCACGCGGTCTCTTGGCATACCAGTGCCGGAACATGAGAAGTGCGTTGTCACTTAAGGCTATGTCTGGTCGCACATGTGACTCGGCTTGGATGATACGTAGATCATCCTCGATGTCCTGTAGCAGTGTGGGATCACCATCCTCTGGCCAAGGGATGCTGCGCTTGGGCTGATCTGCAATGATGAACATGCAGCGTGAGGTAAATCCACCTTCGATCACCTTGGGATTGATTGCCTTGATTAGCCAGATGGGAGTGGATGCACTGAGCAGCGAAATGTATACGCTCCGTTGGATACACTCACCACGAGCGATCGTGCCACCACCATGCCTGTTCTCTGGACAGTCATACAGATCAGTGAGTAACGTGGGCATGTTGGCGATGTAGGACTCTGTGCCAAGAAATACGGCCAGTTCGGGTATGGTGATGCACAACTGGGATGAGCCATACTGCATCGTCCTGTCGTGCAAGAGTAGATCAAGAGACTCGGCAGTCATACGTGCATCTACGTAGCCAACCTCAGTATCGTGGGTTAGCCTACGTATGAGGTTGCCTGCCATAGTGACCGATGCAGACTTGCGAACACGTCCACTCTCACCTACTAGGATCACGAACATGTTGAGGAACACAGGAGCACGTGGTCGTGCAACACGAATGCGACGACCACATGCTGCACTGACGCACCAGAGACTGCACCACCAGTCGTATGATTGTGCAGTCTCTTGTGATACCATATAGGCTAGGTAACGTCCCATGAAGGAGTCGGATGGGACCAACTTACTGTAATTGCGCTGTGCCATTTATGGGTTGAGTGGTCGCATATTGCCAAGGTGGACATGCAATTCTTGTCTGATCTTGATGTCCTCAACCATCGTCTCAATGAAGCCACAAGAGTGGCACATGCGATGTTTGGGAACTTCGTCCTCAGCAGCAGAATAGATAGTACTACCGCATCCTTCGCAGATGTATGTGATTGCCATATCAGTGTAGCTTCTCGATAGTTGACCAGCGGTGTACTCCATTCACATCTGGCAGACTGACTCCCAACTCTGCGGGCACGATCATTGGCTCTGGCTTGTCTATGCCACGCAATCTGTTCTGCACAGAGTTGATCCATATGGGTTGTTCCGCATGACGTTGCATGATGCTACGCACTGCTTCACCATCCTCATGCTTGTTCAACGCAACGAGTGCATCGTGGATGTTGATGACCACGCGAGCAGTAGGTGGCCACTCCTTGTCAGCATGACACTTGTAGATCACACTAGAGGTCCAGTCACCATTGATCGACTGTGGCTCGAACGCAACTATGCTATCGAGCGCAGACTCATCCCAACGCTCTAGCAGCAACCATCGTCTACCAAGACAAGTAGTGATCTGCCTGTCCCGTCGCACGAGTTGTATGAGATCATCCCACCACACGGTGATCTCTGGGCTGACCATGTGGTAGAGGCGATAAGCCTGTTCAGCCTCGATGATGGACAACCCTGTGACGGTGGCGAGCTTGTCTGGCTGCATCCTATAGTTGAGTCCATGGCGACATCGCTTGGCCACATATCGAATGGTCTGCTTGCCATCAGGAGTGCGGTCGTGTCGAGGAACTTGCTCATAGGGCACCTTGAACATTTCTGCTGCTAGAGCACAGTGAGCATCATAGGTACCAGGATGCAGTCTTGCAAGCTCAAACTGTTGTTTCCACTTGGCTATGTCCGCTAGCGCACATACGAGACGTGCTTCGATCTGTGACATATCGAAGTAGCTGAACTCCCACCCCTCTGGCGCAACAAACATCCCCTTGGCTCCCTCGGGGATGTTCTGCATGTTCAGTCCGGTGTCCCAGGAGGTTTGACTAGAGGAGAGCCGTCCGGGTGCGTTGGCCACCCCTGTCTGCTTGTAGGTGGAGCGCCATCGTCCATCTCCATCCGGTGTTGCAGAGACATAGGTGGAGACGAACTTGGCTTGGAGTAGGTAGTCATCAATGGACGCAACAAGTTCTCTAGCACTTGACGATGTACGAGGATGCCGTCTAATTCGTTCACGATTCTCAGCATCAGCCGACGTTCCTCGTCCGACCAAGTGTAGTGTATCAAACAAGAGTTGGCCAAGTTGCTTAGGGCTTCGGGGATTAAATTCGTAACTTGCATCGCCAGTTGCGATACGAGCCTTTGCTTGGCATACAGCGTTTGCTTGTTCCAGGCTTCGTCCAAGTTCTTCTGCGAACTGTCCTTGTAGTCGCTCATCTGCCTTGACTCCGTTGATTGTCATTTCGATCAACTCAGGCTGTAGACGCATCACGTGGTTGTGGAAGGTTTTGTGTAGACCTGCCGCCAAAAGCTCTTCTTCCATCCGCTCAGCAGCAATTCTGGTGATACAGCAATCCTTGACATTGTATTCCCAGAACGCATTGATGTCACCCTCTTCCTTCCATAGCTTGCCTTCATCCTTGTAGTAGGGATGGTCGGTGTACTGAGCCGTGATGAAACCCAGATCGTGTGGAAGCGCAGGGAATAGAAAATGGTGTGCAAGCATCGTGTCGAACCAATGGTGGTGAACTCGGATGCGATCTTTAAACCACAACCACGTTGCATCATAATGTCCGTTCTGGGTGATGAAAGACTTTGTAGGATCTGCGAGAAGCGTCTGTATAGCAAGCCTGATAGAACGCTCTTCGGTAAGGCTGTAATGGTTCTCCCCTTGCGAGCGGAAGTTGATACAGACTCCATTAGTGTTGCTCGCTGCAAAACCGACACATGCTGTCTCACCAGCCATTGTCTCAATGTCATAGGCAATAGGACTGGTGACTGTTTGTAGCTGCCGTATTGCGTCCATCGCCTCGGCATAGGTGGGGTTGATGAATGCACTGATCTTGGGGACATGGAACTCTCCCTTGCGTAGTCTGTTCAGCTTGTCCAAGTCCATGCGGAACACAACTTCCATACGTGGTTCACGCATCACGTGTGCAGGGTTGAATGTGCACAGGACTTGTACTCGTCTCCCATTGATGTCTATTGGATAGACACTGCCTCTAACATTAGTGATGCCGTCCAATCCAACGAGTGCCTCAAGTGCATAGTTGCCGAGCGCGACAACATATGACAGGTTGGGCAACCTAGAGAGTTCCTCCCAAAGTATATGACGCCAGTGGGTTCGCTCTTGTTTGGTGAGTGTGATCTTGGCGGCACGGGGATTGAGTGCCAGGGCGTCGGCTGCACTGACGAGCTTGCGCTTGACGACGTTGGTGATATACACGTCGTTGCGTGTGAGTTTGTCCCGGCGCAGAATGTCCCATAGATACTTGCCTGATCCGCCGATGAGTGGGATGTGTTGTTGTAGTTCTCTTTCTCCTGGTGCCTCAGCCACAATAGCCACAGCAGCATCATGTTTCCCACCACAGCCGCAATCGAAACTAAGCCCAGCAGCAGTAACAGCGGCACGTAGTTCATTGTTCGCCTCATTGATGGATGTATATGGGCCGACCTGCATCTTGTTCTCCTTGGATGACCTGCCCAAGCCCGTCTCAGGACTTGGGCAGACCATCTACATATGTAGACTACTTCAACCGACTTGCCACACGCTTACCGATTGCACGGCGTTCTTGGCGATTGAGGCGCATGTCGTGGACGGTTGCAGTTGGTGGTGGGGGGCTTGGGGGCGCCTCTTCTTTGACAGAGAGTGGGTTGTAGCGTAACCAGTCAGGACACTCGATGAGGATTGAATTGTCCGCTTCGATTGTGAAGTTGACACTATGCGGCTCAATGGGCAACTCATTAAGCACATAGTGCTTCATGCGTGCGTAAGAAACAGCGAACGCAACTGACATCCCTTTGCTCTTCTCTCGGCCTACAGAGTAGCCTGTCCCATCACTAGTCTGTACAAGCATCAAGAAGCCTGCATCGTCTCCTGTACCTTCAAGCACATCGATATTAGCTTTCTCTCTTGTTCCTGAGTCCGTACCAACAAGTATCCATTTAGCTTGCTCGACTACAGAAGCGGAGATCGAGAAGTAGATGCCTCGGTTCACCTTATTGGATTGTAGATGTGACCCCATACGGATCTCTGGTACACTAAACTTTGAGCCAACGGCTGACTTACTAACTTTGACGAACGCCATGATGGTTGTCCTTCTGTGCTATCCACTATACTTTGTGGATTTAGCGAGTGAGTATTGATCTGCGAACACCGTGCAATGTTCTCTTGCTCGTGTGACCGCAGTGTAGAAGTTCCTACGAGATTGCCCATAGGCTGTAGACTTGTTCAGCACATAGCACACGTGCTTCACCTCTGAGCCTTGCATCTTGTGTGTAGTCAGGACATAGGCATGATCGATGTTCCTCCTTGGGTCGCCTTCGATTACGTCCCCATTGTCTCGTACTGTAATCACAAGTGGAGGGACAACCACTGTGCGATCACCAAAGTCTAGTTCAACACTACCCTCAGCATGGTCGATGTTGATGACTAGACCTATCTCACCATTAAATGCGTAAGACTCGCCATCACCAAAGTCATAGGTGTTGGCGGTGTATACGATCTTGGAACCAACCTGTACTCGTATCGGTGGTTGTTCCTTTCCCATGATGCGGTAACGTGGTAGGTCAATGAATGGTCGTGCTCGGTCCCAGAACATGGCCTGGATCACCAAGTTCAACCTTTGCGTGCCGATCCATGACTTGTTCATGCACGTCACGATTTGATGGTCAGTGTCAGCGTAGGAGTGTCCTTGCCCAATGGACAACTCGATGAACTCTTGCACTGCACGTACAGGCTGATCCGTTTGGCGTATCGTGAAGTCATCTGCTGGACGGGGCATTCTGCCTTGCAGTATGATCGCACCATTCTTTGCAATTCCAGAGCCAGCATCGTGCCGATGTATAGTGTCAAGAGTGATCCCCGCGAACTTCTCCAACGCTCCCATGAATGCACTAGGTTGGTTATCGAGGCGACGATCCTCTTCGATCGGCTTCAACTGGTTCACATCACCAAACATACAGATGCGCGCACCACCCTTGAGTGCGTCGATCAGGTTGCGATTGATCTCTTGGTTGACCATCGCGTATTCATCACATAGGATCGTGTCATAAGGTAGTGGTCTTGCACGTGTGAAGCGTGGGCCAGTGGATACACTGACCACCTTACGATCACCTGTCTTGTCGTCCTCGACTTCAATCTCACGAGGCATACCATAGCCAAGCATGCGATGGTTGGTCATGGCTTGTAAGCCTGTTGCCTCTTGGATGCGCTTGGCTGCCTTGCCTGTAGGTGCACTTGCTTGTGTGCTGTAGCCAACACTGCGTAGGCGACGATCTACCTCACGCATCATCAGTGTCTTGCCTGTGCCTGCCTTACCAGTAACTGCAACGATGCGACGCTTCACATCACAACATGCATCAATGGCTTGCTGTTGAGTCTCATCCCATTGGAACTCATTGTCGTCCATTGCTACCCCTCTTGTAGACTACCCCACTTGTAGAAGTGGCCACACCTTACAGTGTGGCCACCCTATCTACATATGTAGATCAACTCTAGCACTAGGCACTAGGCACTAGGCAACGGCAGGTGTCTTGTTCGGTGCTCGACCTGCGGGGACTATGCCACGCAAGTATAGGGCGTTGTCGTGCTGGCCGCCGTCGATCATCTCAAAGACCTTCTCGGCGCTGCGCTCGACACTGAGTATCTTGATCCGCTTCTTGTCGAAGGGCATTGGGACGCCCTGCTCATCCAACACCTGGATGATGAAGAAGGCAGGCTTGGCAGCCGATGGGCTGCGTGTCCGACGCTTCTTGACTTCCGTCGCACCAGCCGTTGCGGGATCAACCTGACTCAACTGTGTCGCTTCTCTTGCCATGTTCGGTTTCCTCATTGGTGGGTAGCATGAAAAGTGTAGCACCTACACACTAATGATGCAAGTGCTACATACACAGTTAGATGCTACGGAGCCAAGATTTTGCTGATCGACGCTTGCTGCTCACCCTCGTACTCTTGGTGGACAACTTCGATTGTCGCACTGAGGCCGATCAGTGTGCTTAGATCAACGGTGCGGCCAAGCGGACCACCAACATTCTCCAAGAACCTGCGCCAACGCCACCGTGCCTGTGGTGTATCCTCAATCAGCAGTCGATTGTATGACAGCACGAGGCCATCAGGATCACCCTCGGTATAGTCAGCAGGATAGTTGTCTGCACTGATACGGAACTGTATCTGTGCATATGTGTTGCCAGTGGTGTTGGACACACGCTCTGCTGCACCGATGATCTCCGCAGGGTACGGACCTTTGGGCAAGGGTGGAGGGGCCACGGCATCGGCTAGGTCTTGGCTGAATTGCATGATTGTCCCACTCATAGGCATTGAACTCCTGTGCGGTTGTGACTATCTCTCAACCATTGATGGTTGCCGAACAACTTGGGCGCTCTCCCCAACATTGGGGATGGAGCGCTCACTTTTTGTGTCCTCCTTTGCTTAGTGTTGACTTCGCTTGGACAGGCAATGGGATGCGCTTACCCTTGTTTGCCTGCCATGCCTCGAACCAATCGGCTATGCCTTCACCGACCTGTGTATCTGGACTGTAGTGCCACTCGAACTCCATCTGTGGAGCATCGAACAAGCGAGACTTCATAGGCTTGTGTTGGCGACATGGACGCACTGCAATGAAGCGTTTGCCATCCGTGTCACGCATCCACCAGACCTCATTGAGACGCAAGCCTACTTGGTTAGCCACACCTTCACTGAGTGCCATTGTGACACTGATGACTCGACCCTCGGTGTCACGGTCTGCACTACCCTCGTGTGTAATGAAGATCACATTACGATCGAGGCGCTTGGTGATCTGCATGATGCTGGTTGCTGCACGTAGGACTACTGCATTGCGCCATGTGTAGCCATTCATACCTGGCTGCTCAATGGTAGATGACTTGCCTCGTGACACTGCTTCCAACAGTGCCATGTATGCAAGTGTAGTCATTGAATCGACCACCACTGTATCGATGTCAGGCTGAGCAGCCAGGAAACGCCCAAGCGTAAAGGGATCGTCCTTGCGGAACTCGCCCATGACGGTGAGATAGTTGCGGTCAGATAGGTCAAGCACGGATATATCATCACGGACGCTGAGAGACAAAGCACCGTCGGGGTCAAACATGATAAACAGCTTGCGGCCAGGAGCAGTAGCAGCCAGGGTAGTTTTGCCACAACCAGCGTCACCCCATAACAGCATCGCAAGCCGCATGTCCTGTGCAGATGGTACAGTGATGGGGACACCGCCAAGGGTGGGAAGTGATTGTTCATCGTCCACTCTATTCATCCTCCATACTGTCTTGTAGTTCGATGAGACGTTCGTTCAACGCATTGATGAGTTGTAGTTCCAAGAGCACGGAGCGTTTGTGGGCAGGATCAATAATCTTCTCTGCTGCACTGACTGCTTCGTTGTAGGTCCGCTTCCATTCGATCTCATCCATGGTTACTCTCCATCTTGTGGTTACTCGTCGCCGACACCATCCTTCACTGGTTTGGCTAGTGGGCTCCATTCTTCTGTCTCCATCTCCTCCACAATGATGTGTTGTTCCTCATCGTCTGCATCACAGAATGGTATGAATGCACACGGTCGGAAGTACCTGTTACATGAGTGAGTATACTTAGGCGCGCTATACGGATCACCGCTATACGCATTAGCCATCTTCACGGTGTGGACTAGCCAATCGATCCAGCGTTTGTAGTGATGGTCCAGTCGTGTGATAGGTTCACGAATGAACGAACCAAAATCATACGCCTTGGGCAGAGGCACTGCAAGTCCTATAATCTCTCCATGTGTTACTAGCTCTTGTGTGAAAACGGACGCGGCTACACAATATCCAGTGTACTGGTGATTGATTGACTGGCTCATGCTCCAACTGTCATTGAGGCGAGAAGCTGTCTTGTTGTCATGGATCACTAACTCATTGCGTGAGTTGTAGTGTATGCCATCAATACGACCAGTAAGACGAAAGCTAAGCAAGTCAGCTCCGCTAATCTCCACAACAACGTCGAACGGAATCTCGATGCCAACGTCACTAGTAGGATCATCAACAGATCGACGCCACACAGGATGATCCCAACGCCAACGGTTGATATAGGCATACATGCACTCCTCTGCGTTGTTCAGAGTACGGCGCTTATCCCTCGGATCGTCATAGTAACCACTAGTATCCAGAACAGTAACGACACCACGCCTACACACATCAATATTGTCAGGCGCATCAGCGATTGCATCCGTGATCTGTGCAAGCCGTTCGACGCCAAACAATCTAGTACCATGATGGAGCCACGCTTGGTCGATGAACTGCTTGTCTCTACCTTCACCTTGCATCGTCTCCATGAGTGTTACTAGACGGATGAATGCGAAACACTCATGCATTGCACTGCCAAGTTCCAATGCAAGTGCCCGACCCCCACCGGGCATGCGCTTGTGCATTGCATAACGTAGGATGCCCCACGTAGGACATGTGTTGATCGCACTCAGCTTCGTATGATCGTAGGTGTCTAAGTGCTGGTCAGCCTCGGTAGCCATGCGAAAGTTCGCACTGTACTCAGGGCTGGTCCTCTGCATTGTGTTCTCCTTGTTGGCGATCACGCTTCATCTGTTCTAGGCGTTGACTCATACCCTCCCCAATCTTGATGAACTGATCCAGCTTGTCTACACATGTAGACACCAACTCGGTGAGTTGTCTCATATGCTGACGATGCTCGGCATACTCATCGAGTAGACTGCCAAGTGTGATGAACATGCCCTTCTCGAAGCCATGTTCACGGACATTGGATTGTAGGTCTCGTGCTCTAACTGGTGCTGCCATCAGGCATCCTCCGATACTTCCATCTCAATGGCCATGACCACCATGCGTAGCTTGTGTAACACACCTTCTGCCTTGTCCTCATACTCCTGTGCTCGTTTGATGGCACTACGGGCCTGTTTCACCATGCGTTCGTATCGCATATAGTGTTCGAGGCGTGTCTCATCGGCCTTGACACGTGCTAGGGCTTCTAGCTTCTGCACTCGTACAAGGCGACGAGTGCGTATAGCATCAAGCATAGCATCTAGGTCATCTAGGGATAGTTTGCAGATCGTGGCACGTTCGGTGGGTGTGTCATAGGACGCAAGTAGTGCATCGACATTGCTTGGTCCTATTGCCTCACTAGGCTCATTGCTCATGTGTCTCTTCCGGGATCACTGTTATTGTGTCTGTTCCTCGGTCTTGGAAACAGCGTAGAAACGATTCCCACTCTGCTTGAAGAAACACAAGACTACCATTCCCACCATGAGTTAGTGTTAGGAACTTGCTGGTAAACATACGCACATGCACATGTCCACCTAATTGTTTCCATCGTAAGATGAAGTGTGTCATGGGCCTAGTTCCTCCCGGCGTATGAGTTTGCGTATACGCTCTCTTGCTTGTCTACCGGCTAGATCAATGGTTGAGGCATGACCAAAGAAATAGTACTTGGGTGAGTACTCCACACACCACGACCACCGTTGTTCAGGTGGACATTGTGGCTCGAACTTGAGGATGTATCGTTGGCCTTCGTAGTTGTACGACTCCTGTTTTGGTGTTGGATTCAACATTATGACCTCATGCATGATGGCTACCTTTGACACAAAAATGGCACTAGAGCTAAGTCAACGCGACAGAGCCATAGTGCCATCTTGTTGTAGGCAAGTCTAGTCTGTTTCGACCAATACCACACTGAACTCATGTGGTGCAGCCTTGTATTCCATCGAGGTATCGAACGCATTGTCGATCTGCTCTTGGGTCAGCTTCAACTTGCGTAGGTTAGCTTTGAGCACATCCTGGTTAAGCATCTGTGATGCACGCTTGACCATCACACTGATGTCCACTACATCACTGGTATAGGTCTGCTTCTGTGTGCCCTCGGGCAGTGGGTTAGCCTTGTGGTCGAACAACACACCAGCACGGATTGCTTCCTTGGTTGCGTCTGCCTCCATGCCATTGACCATGCGCTTGACGAAGCGCCACAACCAAAGTTGTAGTGCGACCTCACCGCTATTCGATTTCGTGGATGGGAGCTTGGTGCCATTGGTATTGCCAAGGCCACGCAACACACGTTGTATGTTTGAGCGTAGCTTGATGGCGTCGGTAGCCTTCATGTCGGTCTCCATTTGCCATTGGGTTGATCTACCTATCTACATACGTAGATAGGCTGAGTAGCGTCCCGGTTCGCACCACAATCCGGGACCACGTTGCTGATTGGCCCAGCCACAAGGGAGTTCAACCATTCCAGCCGGTGCTCAATGGATCAGGTGGAATGCTAGTCCCTTCTCCATTGTTCTAGTATTATAGCACAAATCCAGTGCTATGTCAAATCACGTAGGCACCTGTGCATGGTGTTGCATCATCAAGTTCACTGCATTGACTGCGGCAGGGAACAAGCTAGATGCGATCATCAGGATGATGTTGGCAGGGAATGGAAGTGGTAGGCTGGCACCAAGCGTGAGTAGCATCTGTGCATCATCTGTGATGCGTTGCACGATAGGCTTGGACACTATTGCAGTTTCACTGATGGCCAAGGCACTGATGCCATCCTCTACACCAGCCATTGCTGTTTGTGCTTTGAGGCCAGCAGTTGGTGAGACCATCTTGACCACAGCATCAGTCAGTGCTTGTAGGTATGGTAGGGTTGCTTTGATGGTATCGGCTGCTGTTGTTGATGTAGGCATTGTATGCTCTCCTGTGGGAACGCGCAAGACGATTGTCGATGGGAATATCCATGCGCTTGTGGGAACGCTCATGCGGGCGCCTGCGGCGCGGGACTAGGCAACGAGTGGAGGCACTGCACGATTGCCTGTCCACTCACTGATTAGTTGGTCACGTGTTCCATCATACGCACTACAGTCTACGTTGCCTGCGATGCCAGGACAGCCATGTGGTTGAGGGCCACGGCTGCTGTCTGTGTATTGCCACAGCCATGCACTATGCCAGCCGTGTGGTAGTGTTGGCTTGTCATTGTAGTGGGCCAGCCACAGTCTGAACTGTGGTAGGATGCCACTATGTCGTTCCAACATATATTCCTTGATGAGGTTACCACCATACAACACAGGTGATTGGTTGGTGCGTGTCTCCACTTCACTGAGGAACTCTTCGGCTTGCTTGAGAGACATCGTGCCACCTACATTGTTCTCTAAGTCAAGTGCAAGTAATTCATCACGTTGCCAACCAGTGAGGAAGTTCTTGACTTGATCTTGCACATCATCATCAGTGCCGAAGTGATAGCGTCCCCACAGTAGACCAGCAGCCTTGGCATGCACAACACGTGAGTAGTATTTTGAGTCTACATACATAGAGCCTTGTGTGACCTTGTGGATCACACCGACTACGCCACTGTCATAGACCTCATGGAAGTTGTCTACTGTGTTCCAGTGCGATAGGTCGATCACATCACGCTTTGGTTTCATCATGCATTCTCCATCGCTTGCCACTCAGGTAGCTGTGTCCACTTGGACACATTGATCTCACGCTGCATCATGGTAGCACTGGCACTGTCTAGGTCATCGTTCTTGCGGCGCAGTGCGAATGCTCCATCATCATGTGATGCATAGTAGGTCAGTGCGGAGTAGAGTGCCCATAGGTTTGGACCACGTTCGTCGCGTTCACGCATGTACTGGTCAGACAAGCCATCCTTCATCTTCTCGGACATAGCAATCTTGTTGAAGAACTCAGTCACTGAGGTGGCTGACACAGTTGTGCCTGCCCACTGTTGCCACACATCCTGTGCAGCACTGAATGACAACAAGGCCTTGGTCACAACGCTACCTAGGTTGTCTACTACAAGCCCCTTGGTGTGCTTGCGGTAGGATGTTGAGTACTCACCACGGATCATGCCATTGGAACAGTAGAAGTCGATGGCTCCACTATGGATGCGTAGGGCACTGCCTCCGTAGCCATTCTGGACGATGATACGGAACGCTACATCACTGGCTACACGTGTGTAGCTGGTCTTGGGTTGCACACGACACCTGATGTTTGGGAACACATAGTCCCGATAGCACACACGACCATAGTAGGCCACTCTGTCCTTGACTTGGACCCCAACCAGATGCTCGGGCAGCATCTGTTGGCGCATCGTCTCCTCTACATTGTGGAACAGTTCTCTGTTCTGCACCAACTTGTAGCCAGCACCTACAATGTTGAGTGCAGTGGCACCACGACCACTAGGGTGGACACGTACGATTGCTTTGTGGTGTGGTGCCTGGTGCCACACATCATCCCTGCCTTGCCAAGCAACAGCACGCTCAGCAACAGGGAACAGGATAGGAGAGTCTGGTCCGTTGAACGGTGCGAATGGATCATCGATTGTGGTTGCATCGAGCATTGTTGTTTCCTTGTTGCCTACATTGTCTATAGTTGGAAGTCACCAAGTTGTAGAACGCTTGGTGACCTGAGAGCAATGAGGTCTTGGTAGCGGCCCCACTGCCATCCTGCATTGGCCTCACCTGACCATGCACATATCATGGTGAGTGCAGGCATGTTGTTGCGTACACAAGCCAAGAGTGTTTGTACGTTGAAGTTGGGATCGCCTGCTTGCCATCCACCTGACCCGAACTCAGCCATCCATATGGGCTTGGTCGATGACTTGCCGAGCAGTGCATTGTAGTGATTGGTCAGATCGGCTGGTGAGTTGCCATAGTAGTCAAACCCTATGATGTCACACTCGGTTGGGTAGTGGTCTACGCGGTTGCCATTTGTGGACCACACGAGGATGACGTTCTTGAGTGTCTGACGCACGCGTGCTGCGTAGATACGCCATAGGTCTTGGTATTGCTGCACGCTGAACAGTCCTGGTTGGTTAGGATCACCGCCTACGTTCCACCAGAAGCTGCCTTGGTCTGCTTCCCAGAAACACCTATGGATCAATGCAAAGCCCGCATCGTCAATGGGCTTGAGTGCAGCGATGATACGGTCTGTTGCTGTGATGAATGCATTGTATTGTGGTGTGCCCACAGTGGTCATCTGCCCAGGATTGATTAGGCTCCTGTCTTGTGCGTTGCCATTGGTGATTGGATTGGGCATGATGGCATTGCAGCCAATGAGGCCACCTACACGTGCAAATGCAAGTAGTGGACCGATCACACCACTGCTTAGTGTAGTGGAGAAGTCCATGTATAGATCACCAATCAGCAAGGCTGGGTCTAGGCCAGCTTGCATGCACAATGTTTGCTCGTGCATATCATTGTGGCACATCTGGCTAAGTACCCACTGCCTGCCTCGTATGCTGGTGAACAGGTTGAGTACTCGCTCCTTTGCAGTGAGTATCGTTGGTGGAGCAACTACCACAGGAGGTTGTCTGGCTTGCTCTAGTGCAGTTACACGTGCAGCTAGTGTATTGAACTCAGAGGTTGTTGGCACTGATACAGTCATTGTTGCTCATCCTTGCTTGTTGCATATACCATAGCATCCATCTGGTCTGTGCCTAACTTGTCTAGTGGCACATTGTGTAGTACCTCACGTAGATCAGCCAGCGTGTGTGTCATACTGTTCACGATTGGCTGTAACTTGAACAGTCCTTCGAGTAGTTGGAACGGAACCTCAAGTGTAGACCAACGGAAGGTGCATGATCTACATAAGTAGCGCCTTCTGCGTCCTCCTAGTTGTTTGTGGATACGACTGTCTACACACGTTGTGTCTGTGCTGCTGCACTTAGGACATAATGTGTAGCGTGACTTGGTGCTCTCGTCTATCATTCATCTTCATCCGTGACATGTTTATAGACACGGCCCGTTGCGATTGCAGATACGGTCTCTCGAGAGAAGCCATAGAGGGCCGCGATTTCGGCCTGTGGGCGGCCTTCTTCGATGAGGCGACGGATGGCTCTGACCACGGTCTTAGGGAGGCCGTGGCGCTCTCTAGAGGTCATGTCTTGCATGTTCTCGACATGGGTACCCATTCTCAGATGGTCAGGACAGCCGCAGCCAATGGGCCAGCCGCCTCGGTCGCATGAATGGAGGATTGGTTGATCGGGTGCGAGGATGATGCCTTGCGTTAGCTCAAACACCCATCTGTAGGCGATCTGCCTGCGATGACCTGCCATGAAGTATGGTCTACGGTCACGGGCACGACCACCAAAGGGTCCGTGCCACTGCCAACATCCTTCTGCGTCTCCAAGCATGTCATAGAACTTGAACACGTCGGCAGGATCATTGGTAGATGGCACGGATTAGTTACTCCTTGGTTATTCCACGGAGGCGAAGCCGAAGTTCGAGGTACCCTACGTAGGCACTACTTAGGCACTACTTGGGCTTATCAGGAAGAATATCTCCACACAACTGCATCAATTTTATCCCTAGCCTGAGTGCTTGTGATATTGTCATCTTGTGTGCATGTGGTAGTCCATCGAGCATGGCTACATAGACAA